GCTGCTTGCATATCAACATCATGATACGCAGTCAAAAAGTCAAGCAATTCATCTTTATCACCATTCAAGACAATGTCATTTGCATCTTTGTCAATATCAACTGAAAAATGTGTGCCAATGTCACACATTTCATCATATGTTTTTATTGAATCTTTCAAAGGTATTCTTAATATCATAATCACTTCTTCAATTGATAGATCATTGCCTCAATTTGTAAGCTAATCCATTCTTCAACTTTCATGCCAAGTGAATCGATGTATTCTTTTTGCTCAACAGTAAGTTGACGTTTTATTTCATTTACTGCATTTGCTTTAACCATCTCTTGTGCATGTTTGTCAAATGAATTTTGTTCTTTCAATGTTTGAACGACAGTCTGATATGTCTTTTCAACGACGCTCATAACAAGCGTTGTAAGGCTTGTCATTATGTCAGCTAACTTTTTGTCTTTGATCTTTTTGTTAAGCCAATTTGTTATTGTAGCAACAAGCCAAGTCGTAAGTGCTGTGCCTGCGACAGCAAGCAAACTCCAAAGTATTTCATAAAAATGTTCCATGATATTCTCCTTATGATTTCTTTATTGAGAATGGCTTTACGCCATATTTCAATCGTATGTCAGCTGCAACGGTCGACGGTTCTTCACTGTCATCGCCATTGTAAGTCAAGAATGCAAATTCATCATTGACTTTTTTGACGGTCATGTCAGTGAATATTGCTTGCAGACCGTCTTTTGTAGAAGTGCCAAGATGTTGTTTGACATTGTCAACATCAATCATGATATCGAATTTCGCATCATGCGATTTTTGTGATTTTGTTTCAATTGCAGAAATGATTTCTTGCGCATTTGCAAATGCTTTGTTATCAGAATCACTAGATGACATTGACACAATCGAGCCATCATTCATGACTTTGTAAGTTTTGTCATTCTTCAATTTTATAGTGACTATCACATCATCAATTGATGTGTCTTTCATTTCAAGCCAATTCATCAATTCATTGGCTTGTTTAAGTGCTTCATTCTTCATTTGTCATTGCTCCTTCAGTCATAGACGGTTCTGGCATTGACAGATCAGGTTCACTGTACATGTCTTCACCAGATTCAATTTCATCATTGTTTTCAGAATTGTTCTTTATGAGTTCTTGTTCTGCTTTTGTGAAGCTAATTGAAATAGCGCCATTGTTCATGTAGTTGCCAAATGATTCAGCATATTGTTCTTTGCTAATAATGCCATCTGCAACAAGCGACCTTAGCAATGAAGAATATTTTGCAAGTTTATCGATAGTCGCATTATCAACAATGTCTTTGAATACTGCATTGAATGTGAATTTTGGCGTTTCCTTTATGCCATGCTTTTTGAATAGCACAACACAAAGCTTTTGTAAGCATGGCCTATACCATGCATCACATCTATTGAGGATTGTCTTATTGTATGCAGGCATAGCAAGTTGATCTGAGCCCATGCCAGATTTCATATCACCATACAAAATGCCATTCATATCAAGCGCAGCTGCAATTTGCCAACGATTTTGTTCAAGCAAATCTGCAAGACCTGCAAGACCGCCGAATGTGTTTTGTGAATATTCATCTGATGTGTCAAGGAATGTAAGGCTATTGTAATTCCTGCCCCATACAACCATTTCGAGGCGTCGTTTCAATTGATCCTCGTTTTGTTTGTCTGTGCCCATGAATACGCCGCGCATACCAGGCATTTTGATTACTTCAATCAATGCTTTGTCAACAAGCGATTGAATTGACGTTTTCAATTTGTCATTTTGCGTAATTTCATTAAGGATATGTGCGCCTTCTGCATAACCCCATCCTTGAAGCATGCCATTTTTCATGAAACGAGGAGCATCTCGATGTTCGTATCGCAAAATATAAGAGTGATGGACTTTCATCATTTGACCATTCGCAAACATGATTGAATAATACATTGGTTTGCCAAAGTCAGGATCACTCATATTCCTTACGACTGCAGTTCCTTCTTGCGCGCATCCATACCAACGATCTGTGACATAGATAGTCATTGGCGTTTTTGCGTTTATTTTCTTGAAATTGATTGGCTTGCTATAATCTTCATCTTTCAAGCCTTTGAACATCATGAAACCTACTGAACCGCCAAATAACGCACCCCACTTCAACAATTGTATGCAAGCTGGCTTCAATGCATTAAGGTCTTCATATATTGGCGTCATGTCAGATTGATTATGCAATGAAATGCCGCAATTTACTTCATCTTCTGCAGGTTTGTCGATTGCTTTTTTGAAAACCCATGAATCATTGTAAAGTGCAATCCACAAAGCCCAGTTCAATGTGCTGTTTGACAAAGAATACATGTCAAACATGTTTGAGCCAGTGCCAGTGTTGTTTTCATTTGTGCTAATGTTCAACAAACCATTTGAATATGTGTCTGTGACAGAATCATGAATGCCAGACGATCTGATCGGTTTGCTTTTCGGCGCACGTTCACGATATTCTTCAACCTGATCCATCAATCGCTGTTCAAATTCAGATCGACTTTTCAACTCATCTAATGCTGTTATTGCATTGATGTAGTCTGCAATACCGCTAAGACTATTAGACTGCTTATTGTCTGCAGCATCAGCAACATTGTTGACATTTTTTGAGTCTGTTTTCTTTGTTTTTGGCATTGTTATGC